GGGGTGGTGATTTAGTCAGACATGGTTATCAGGTACGGTTATTAAAAAATGGCGGTTCAGAAAATGAATCGCTTTTTATGTACAAGAAAAACCTGTCTAGCTATCAGCACAAGACCTCTACTAAGTCTTTGAAGACTCGCATTACCTTCATCACAACCGTCCGTGGTGAAGGAGAAAACCCAGTAGATAAACATTATAAGGTTGTGGTTGATAGTCCACTCATTAACAAGTACAGTCAAATCTACGAGGATGTTGTAGAAGTCAATGACCAAGATGTCAAGGATGAAGCAAGCCTTAGAGAATACGGTAAGCAGTATTTCAGAACAACATTGTGCGACATGCTTGAAGATAGCATTGAAATTGATGTTATCGGTCAGAGTGATGTACCTGTTCAGATGTTTGATGTAGTGGGTGTTCACCATGAATTCTACGGACTAGATGTTCGTAAGAAGATTACTAAATACACTTACTCCCCGATGGCTAAAAAGCTTAAATCTATCGGTTTCGGTCAGTTTCAATCAGGTCTAGCAAGCGCAATCGGTAATGTGGTTAGTGATGCTTTTAAAAGCGAAAATCAGCATTTTCAAAGCAACTTTGAACGACAACTAGCAAGAGAGCTTAAAAACGCTGACCTTGCTTTTGACCGAAAAAAAGAAGAATTAACCAATCAATTCACAGATGAAGTGAATGCCATTAAAGCCAAAGCAGAAGAAAACAAGCGTTCGTTATCCGAAGAAATCAATCGAAGATTTCATGAGTTTAGTCCGACAGGATTTGACGAAGCTAAAGCAAAAGCAGAAGAAGCCTTGAAAAAATCTGGAGCAAGTGAAGATTTAGCTAAAGAAGCTAAAATAATCGCCAATAACAGCTTGAATAAGCTAAACGATAATGACGATCGATTTGCAGAATACAAACAAGCAGTCAGTGAACGTATAGGAAATCTTTTTAATCGAATGGCTGGCAAGGTCGATCAAGTAGAATTCCAACGTGTCAAAGAAACGGCTCAACTTTACGAGCGAATTTTAGGTGGTGCTGAAAGTGACGTGTCAAACAACGTTTCACGCATGGTTCTGACTAACCAAGTGTTTCAGACAGAGGTTGGAAAATATGTAACAGACGATAACAACTTGATTGTCAATTCAATGACAATGGATAAGCACACGCTTATCGGTAACAACAACCCGAAAGCAAGCGTATCTGTCGCAGATGGTATTTTTACAATCAAAGCGAAAGGGCTTACTGGTTATAATTGGTCAGGATTCTCACTACCTATTTATGTTAAAAAAATCTATCGAGATGAAACCTACACACTCGGATTTAAGTATCGCATTAGAGAATATCCAGACAGTTCTTTTGCTTTTAATGTCAAGAATCACGGTTTAAATAAAATCCTTTTATCGTCTGACATCGGCAAAAATAGACCACCACTAAACGAGTGGCAGGAATTTCAAAAGACTTTCACAGTTCAAGAGGATTTTGCTTTTGGTGAAGATGCAAATTATCCATTTTATATTTACCTTGCTAAAAATGGTTGGATTGAGTTCAAAGAACCTATTCTTGTCAGAGGTAGTAGAACAGGAACTTACAAGCCAAGCCAATTTGACGACGCGTACAAGATCACAGACGAAGCTAAAGGACTTGCTACGGATGCACAGACAAGAGCGATACAGATTGCTCAAGGTTTGGAAGCAACACGGACACAAGTAACGCAACTTGCGGGTTCATACGCTATCCAAAATTTGAATAGCGCTGGCGATATCATTAATGGTATCAATTTCGCTGCTAATGGTAGTAACCGTATCATTGGTAAGGCCACTCACATCACAGGTGACACCTTGATTGATAATGCAGTTATTAAGTCGGCAATGATTGATAAGCTCAAGACTGCTAACTTTGAAGCTGGTTCAGTCACTACTACTATCTTAGGAGCTGAAGCAGTCACGGCTGAAAAAGTAAAATTTGACACTGCATTCATCCAAAGACTAGTTTCACAACAAGCATTCATTGATGAGTTGTTCGCTAAACAGGCGACCATTACTAGAGTTCAGTCAATTGATTTCACTGGTAATAATATCAAAGGTGGTAAAATTTCATCTCTAAACGGTGTTACAGATTTTGACTTGCAAACTGGCTGGATTGATATGAACAAGGAAGCCGTCGGAATACGAAATAGATTCCCTGGAAAACCTATGCAATTCCTTGTTTTTGGTCAAGGCTCACTTAATGGGGTTGACGGTGCATATACTCAACTTATGAGTAACCGTAACGGAGTTACAGGGATTGAACATACTTCGGCAGGTATTCAAATCTGGAACGGTAGGCAAGGCGAAAATATTCAGACAGCTATTACATTTTATGGAAAATTGATGGACTTTATGCCAAATTCGCTAGGTGGTGGAATTACCGTGAACACCGAAAACCGTACAATTTCAAATTTGGATAATATTTATTTCCGTGGAACATCTTTAGCGACAATCCTAGATTTAATTGACAAGAACTTCATAGGTATTGAAAAACATTTTAAACATAATAAACTCGGCGCTCCTGGACGTTATACTATTAGAATTTAGAAAGGTAGAACATGAACACACAAGATAAAGTTATTAACAATTTAGCAATTCAACTTGCTAATAAGACAATTACAGAAGCATTTAGCACTACTGAACGCGATGAGGCACAAGCACAACTTCAAGAAGCTAATAGCCAACTTGAAAAAATCAACAAGGTCTTACAGTCAAATGAAGAATTAAAGGCTCTATTTGACAAAGTGGCAGAAGAATTAGACAAACCAAAGGAAGAAGGGTAATATATGACATTTAAAGTAGTAAATAAATACTTACAAGACAACAACCGTACTTTCGTTGCTATCCGACAAGAAAATCCATATACGGCTTTTGACCGTGTTTTGATTGGCGACCGTGTGAACGAATCAGATGAGGTGCTTATCCAAGCGGTACTCGGTCAAGTCGCTACTGAATTAAATCCGGCGGACGGGGTGAAGAAGCTTCAAGAAGATTTGCATACTCAGGCTCAAGAATATGAAGTCAAGCTCGCTGAGAAAGATACAAAAATCGCAGAAGTTAAGGCAGTAGCAGATTGGGCAGTACTAGTTCGTGTAACAGATGTAGATAACCCACTAGACCCTACTTTATTCAAGCGTGGACTTGAACTTGTCGACCTTGGTCAAAGTGGAAAAACTTACAAATCGCAAGAAATTTTCACGCTTGAAAATCCAAACCACGTTGAGAAATTCCAAGAAGGCCAACGTGTCATGGTTCAAGTGAACGAAGAATTCACTTATCAGGGGCAAACGTTGGAAGAACTAAAAGACCTTGAGAAAAATGGTAAACTGGGCATCTGGAATTGGACTGAACCAAAACCAGAGAACCAATCTAGCGAGCTAGACACTCAACCTGTTCAATAAGAGGTGATATATGCAAGATTTAGCATTTCATGAATTATTAGAGCACCTCAAAAATTTATCTTACAGTCCATACATCCACTTTTTCTTTTGGCTGATGGTTTTAGATATTGTGACAGGTTACATCAAGGCATTCAAGACTAAGCGTTTTGATAGCAAAATTGGAACAATGGGATTGATTAGACACTTCATTGTTTTCGCAGTCATCTTGCTTGTTGCCATGTATGCCCGTTCCCTTGGTTTCCGTAGCTTCGGGATTGCTTGGACCATGTTTTTCTCATTCAATTATCTATTTTCAGTTATTGAAAATTGGGAGATGATTGGGCTAGCATTTCCAGAATTCCTAAAACCGTATATCAATCAAATCAAAAAAGACAACGCTCGTAAGATAGGTCAGTTATTGGTCAACATTGACCAAAAAGACAAAGTAGAAATTGAAGTAAAGGAGAAAGACGATGCAACAAATTAACGAAATCATCATCAATGGAGCAATTAGTATTCTGGTAATTTTGACTGGAATCGCAGTTAAAACTGTCAAAGAATATTTGATTAAAAAAGGCGGTGAACAGACTGTCAAGATCGTTGAAATCTTGGCTAAAAATGCGGTCAATGCAGTTGAACAAGTATCCGCAGAAACTGGTTACAAGGGTGAGGAGAAGCTGGAACAAGCTCGAACCAAAATCCGTGCAGAACTTAGCAAGTACAACATTCACATGAATGATAGTGACCTCGATACATTCGTTGAGTCAGCGGTCAAGCAAATGAACGATGCTTGGAAAGGACAGTAAAAATGGCAGTAAATATTGAAACAGCTATTGCTTGGATGCGAGCAAGACAAGGAAATGTGACTTATAGCATGGATCATCGTGATGGACCTTATTCATATGATTGTTCATCATCTGTATACTATGCATTGCGAGAAGCTGGGGCAGTATCTGCTGGTTGGGCGGTCAATACTGAGTATGAGCACGACTGGCTTATTAAAAACGGTTATGAGCTTATCGCTGAGAATACAGAGTGCACCGCTCAGCGTGGAGATATCTTCATCTGGGGCAAGCGTGGTGCTAGTGCTGGAGCGTTCGGGCATACTGGTATGTTCATTGACTCAGTCAACATCATTCATTGTAACTATGCTTATAATGGTATCTCTGTCAATGAACATGACGAACGCTGGCTATATGCTGGACAACCATATTTTTATATCTACCGCTTGGCCAATCCAAACGCTCAACCTGAAGAACCTAAAAAAGGGTGGCAAGAAGATGATAAGGGCTACTGGTACGCTAGAGTTAATGGATCATATCCTAAGGAAGAGTTTGAGTACATTGAGGAAAACAAATCATGGTTCTACTTCAATGCAGAAGGATATATGGTTGCTGAAGACTGGGTGAAATACACTGACGGCAAGTGGTATTGGTTCGACAAAGACGGATACATGGCTACAAGTTGGAAGAAAATTGGTGGTGCATGGTATTACTTTAACCGTGACGGTTCAATGCAAACCGGCTGGGTGAAATACTACGACAAGTGGTATTACCTCGATGCAACAAATGGCGACATGAAATCTGATTGCTTCGTCAAATACAATGATGGCTGGTACTTGCTACTTCCTGACGGTCGCATGGCTGATAAGCCTGAGTTTACAGTAGAGCCTGACGGTCTCATCACAACTAAATAAAATAAAGCATAGAAAGGCTTTCAAAATTTAATTACACTAACCGCTGGCAATCGCTGGCGGTTTTTTTGTTTGGTCTTAAAAAGGGGCAAAAAAGGGGCATAAGGTGTAAACTTTTATATTTTTATGGTAAAAATTATATGTAGTTTAACTCTTATTTATGCTTATTTTATCGGTTTTTTGACTCATCTCTGCTTTTATATATGATGAAGTTCAGTTACTCTTAAATAATAGAGC